TAAGGACAATGTTGTCATCACCGATTGCCGATTTCCTAATGAATTGCAAGCCATCAAGAATTCAGGTGGTATCACGATGCGTACTCATCGGGGTCCGGCGCCTGAATGGCATTACTATGCTGAACTACATAATACTATCACGAATCCAGCTCTGTTGGAACTCTGCGTAGCAAAGTTGAACTATTATAATGTTCATGCTAGCGAGTACTCTAGCGTCGGACTGGAGTATGATTACTATCTAGATAATAATGGTAAGATAACTGAATTACACGACCAACTAGAGAACATTTTAGCGGTCAACCACTAAATCTCCGCGTTTCCAGTTAACTTCTTTCCTCTTCACTACCTCGACGCAATTCAAACATATCGTCCTTAAATTATTGAACGATACATTAGTTAAGTCCCCGTCAATATGGAATACCATTGTTTGGCTGGGATAAACTACTTTAAAACCACATAGATCACACGCAATCTTCTTCCTATAGCCTGCTCTTTCCCAGGTGTGTATTTTTGGCTTTTTGTTGGTTTTCTGTTTCCCGCAACTATCACATATTTTTCTGTAATGTGTTTTTCCTTTTCTAATATAGTTTATTGCACATGGTTCTTTATTGCAACGAGAACACATCGGTCTAAGATCAGCTAGACTGTTAGGTAAATGATCAGATTGCTCAAGTCCTAACAGTCTTTTTTTGTGGCGTATCGTTTGATCCTTTATTTTTTTTAGATAGGCTAAGTCTTCTGCGGTGGGGACACCAGAAGCTATCCTGTCGTTTCTTTCTCTTTCTGCTTTTTCTCTTTCCGCTTTTTTGGCGTTAAGTTTTTCTCTATTCTTCGGAACACCATATGGTGCTCCGCTGCCCATTCTACCACCCTCAGTTATGTTCCAGCCTATATTTCTTGTTGGCCGCAACAGGAGTTCTTTGTCATAGCATTCCGCTTCTGTTCCGGAAAAAAGTATTTGACTTTTCATAGAGTCTTTACCGCATGTACTGACGGTCTCTATAAGATTACTATTGTGATGGTTACCTTTTTCTGCCCTACGTAAATGGGTGGCTATTCTGGATGTTGGATTTTTAGATACCCCGATGTAGCCTTCGGATTCGGGATCGGTATGGATATCTAAATGTATCCAGTATACGGATGCTTCGGGATTGTCATTCATTATGTTATTTATCAAAACAATTAACAATTTACATTTAAAGGTATGTATAACAGCCTAAGGCACTATTTTTTATGAAATAAACTAAATAACTATAGAAGCTCAGAATTAAAAGTTTTGGGTTTAGGTAGTAAACCTCAAAATATTACAAAAGGAAAAGAACATGGCACTAGTATCACCGGGTGTAGAAGTTACGATTNTTGACCAATCAGCATATCTTCCAGGACCCCTCAACTCTATCCCCCTAATTATATTGGCTACTGCACAGAATAAGGCCGATCCTACTTCAACAGCAGTAGCAGCCGGAACAACCGCAGCAAATGCAGGCAAGCTATATCTGGTAACTAGCCAGCGTGATCTAGTTACTCTCTACGGTAACCCATTCTTCTATACCACTTCAAATGGTACTCCAATTCAAGGTTATGAACTCAATGAGTACGGTCTGCTAGCAGCGTATTCAGCGTTGGGCGTCACAAATCTAGTTTATACCATCAGAGCAGATATTGATCTAGCGAGCCTAGTTGGTTCTACTGGTCGTCCGGTAGGCTTCCCTGCTGCTGGTACTTGGTGGTTAGATGCTACAAATTCAACTTGGGGAATCTATGAGTTTGATGCAGTCACCGGTCAATTTGTTCTTCAATCTCCTATCGTTATCACGGATCCTACACTGATCAGTGGTAATGTTCCTATTGATAGTGTCGGAAACATAGGTCAATATGCTGTAATTGCGATTCCGGTCGACGGAAGCATGACGCCTCCTGATGCTGCTGCTGCTGGACAATTTTTCTTCAAGAATGGTCTTAATCAGTGGGCAAGAGTAGGATCTACCCTTTGGACAGAATCAAATCCTACTGTTCAAGGCACTAATTCTAATCCGGCGCTAACACATAACGATACATTCATTCTGGGTTGGCAAGGCACTCCATTCACAATCACAGTTCCTGCTTCTCCTAATAATAATGTAGCCGGAGTCTCCAATGCAATCAATGCTCTAGGAATCACTGGATTATATTCGTATGTCGTAAACGGCAGACTGACACTTTATACTAATCAAGTACAAAATCCTAATTCAATGACCCCCCAAGGCATCACGATCACCGCAGGAACCGGTACTGTACTGTCTGATCTAGGAATAGTCCCAACAAGTATGTCAATGCCTGCTTACTATCAACCGCAAGCATTCACAGGACCTTCTTCACAACAGCCACTATGGCAAGAAGGACAACAATATCCTGCTCCTACTGGTTCAGTTTGGATTAAGGTAGGTAGTGCAGGAACTGGACTAGCGCCGGTTATTTCTCAATGGGATAATCTTAATTTAGTCTGGAACCCAAAGACTGTTGGATTTGCTACTTCTGACTGGACTGCGATTAGTCAAGTAGATTCTACTGGTGGACAATCAATCCCAGCTGGCACTGTTTATGCTCAATATGGTTACGACGGTCAACAAAGTTCAGGTTATCAAGCAACTCCAGTGTACTATTGGGAAAGGATCGCAACAGGACCTACTGTCGTGGTCGGCAGCACGACGACTCCGACCTTTACTTCAGGTCCGTATACATCAAACGTGCAAGTATCCGTTCCGGGTTCAGCGTCACTGTCTTCAAACTACATCCTCAGCGTACCTAATAATGCGACTCCAACTCAGTTCGTGACACAATGGGCTGCTGCTGGTATTCCCTTCACTGTCGCTAGTGTGACAAGCACAGGCGCAATCCAACTTCAACACACTGAAGGCGGTGTCATTGTTGTCAATGATATTAAGGCCGATGGCACTGACAATGGACTAATGACTGCTGCAGGATTCTCTCCTGGCGGAGCTCCTGGCGTGAAGTATGGTCCAGCTGTCATTGAATCACAACAACCAGCACAAACTTCAACTACAGGTGGTGGTCTAGGTCTTCAGATAAACGCTACTGTTACGTTCGGACAATATTATGTCAATCCTACTAGTTTCGTATCCGGTGGCACTGGATATGCAGCAGGTGATAAGGTAACCTTCTCTGGAACTCAGTTTGGTGGAACTAGCCCTGGTAACGACTTAGTAGTGACAGTAGGTTCTGTTGACGGAATCACTGGTGCAGCAACCTCAATCTATTATTATTCAGGTGTTGCTCCTAATGCATTCACTGTTCAACTATCAAACTGGGTATCATTTGATATGACTGCAAGTGCAGGTGCTCCTGTACAAGCTCCTGCAAACCTGACTAATTGGTTTTATAGTGCAGTTGATCAAGTTGATATCATGGTAAACACTACAAATGGTTGGCAGGGTTACAGTAATGTAAACTATAACTCAAGCGGTTTCCCACTACCAAGCGGAACTAATACGACTGATCCTAATGGACCGATTGTAAGTGCAAGTATTCCTACTACGCAGAGCGATGGTACAGCACTACAATACGGTGATCTATGGGTCAGCACAAGCGATCTGGATGTATATCCAGTGATTAGTCGCTGGGAACTGGTAAATGGTACTGCGACATGGGTAGTAATCGACAACACAGACCATGTATCATCCAATGGTATCGTTTTTGCTGACGCTCGTTGGGGTACTTCAGGTGCTGTTAACCCAGTAGAAGATCCGATTCCAACTATCCAAAGCCTATTGAATAGTAATTACTATGACCTAGATGCTCCGGATAGTGCTTTGTATCCAGTAGGAATGCTTCTGTTCAATACCAGACGCTCAGGATTTAATGTAAAGCAGTTCCGCACTGCATACTTCAATCTTGCTAGATTCCCGGACGCAGGTGAGTATGACGCAATGGATCCAACTAATGTTGATAACTTGCCAGAATATACTTATACTTGGGTAAGTGCTTCAGGGTTAGATGCGAAGGGCGTTGCTTACATGGGAAGTTTTGCACAGCGAGCAATGATCGTTCAATCACTACGCTCAGTTGTTGAGACTAATCAAGATATTCGTAACGAGAATAACGCATTTAATCTAATTGCGTGCCCAAGTTATCCTGAACTTCAGCCTGATATGGTCACCTTGAATGACGATAGGGGACAGACATCGTTCATCATCGGTGATACTCCGATGAAACTGCCTAATGATGCTACTGCTCTTCAGGCTTGGGCAACTAACGCAGCAGGTGCCGAATCAACTGGTCCTGCAGGACTTGTAACAAGAGATACTTATTTAGGTCTTTTCTACCCATCAGGCATCACAACCGATCTAAGCGGTAATCTTGTTGCTGTCCCCCCATCTCATATGATGATTAGAACATTCTTGCGTAATGATACTATTGCTTATCCTTGGTTCGCAGCAGCGGGAACGACCCGTGGTACTATTGACAACGCTACTAATATCGGTTATGTTGATAGTCAGACAGGTGAGTTCATTGTCACTTCGCCAAGTCAAGGTAATCGTGACGTTCTCTACACCAATCAGATCAACCCACTAGTATTCTTTGTTGGTCAAGGATTGCTGTGCTATGGTAATAAATCAAGTGAGGCTACAAACACTGCACTAGATCGTATCAATGTTGCAAGATTGATCTGCTACATTCGGGTTCAACTGAATATCGCAGCAAGACCGTTCTTGTTTGAACCTAATGATGCGCTAACTAGACAACAGATCGCAGGCGTCATTCAAACCCTGTTTGTTGACCTAGTCGCAAAAAGAGGAATTTACGATTACCTGGTAGTGTGTGATACTTCAAATAACACTCCGGCTAGAATTGATAGAAATGAACTTTGGGTAGATTGCGCGATTGAGCCAGTCAAAGCGGTCGAATTCATCTACATCCCAGTGCGTATTTTGAATACAGGCGCACTAGGAAATAACAACGGTTAATGATTATTTTAGTGTGAGTGCCCAGGGCACTCACACTAAAAGATAAATAAATACAACAGGAGAATTTACAAATGGCAACAGCCTCACAATCACTATTCAACATGACAGTACCGACAGATAACGCTGGTGGTAACCAGGGCTTGTTGATGCCAAAACTACAGTTTAGATTTCGTGTTAATTTTCTGAACTTCGGATCTAGTTCCTCACAAGGATTGTCTCTTACTAAGCAAGTAGTTGACTGTTCCCGCCCTAATGTAAGTTTTGCAGATATTGCACTTCAAGTTTACAACTCAACGCTTAAACTTGCCGGAAAACATACTTGGGCAGACATGAGCATAAACATTCGTGATGATGCATCAGGTAGTGTTTCAGCCGCAGTAGGTTCCCAACTTCAAAAGCAATTAGACTTTGTTGAACAAGCAAGTGCTGCTACAGGTCAAGATTACAAGTTTCAAACAAATGTTGAAATTCTAGACGGTGGTAACGGTACGGCTGCTCCTGTCGTTCTTGAGACTTGGGAACTGTACGGCTGCTATTTAAAATCAGTAAACTATAACACATTGAATTATGCCACAAGCGAAGCGGTAACAATGGCATTAACAATTGCATTTGACAACGCAATCCAATCACCTATTGGTTCTGGTGTCGGATCACCTAATAATCGTCCAAATTCTGGTACTACTGGTTCTGTTACAGGTATCGGCGGTTCCGGCGGATAAAGATAAGGTTAACCGATTTTAATGTCTGGGTTTAATCAAAATCTTCTTACCGATAATGGTAATGTAACTCTTAGAGATTACACCCATGCATCTAAGACCTTTAGGACTAATTCTTACCAGAATGCTCCCAAGTTAAAGTTTCTATTCCACACTTATTTCACTCTCAACGGTGGAGTACTTGATAACTTTGTTGGTGGCCGTGCAGGTAGTGGTTTAAGTACCACTACCAACTTTGGATTGATGGTCAAAGAAGTTAAGCTTCCCTCTTTTAACTTTAACAACCTTGTATTAAACCAATATAATAGAAAACGAATCGTTCAAACAAAGTTAAGATATGACCCAATCGAAATTACCCTTCATGATGATAATGGTGATAACATCAATGGTCTTTGGGAAGCATATTATAATTATTACTACAATGATTCAACAAATACCGGATCTGTTTTAAACGGGGCACAGGGTGGCCCCAACAATAGCGGTGGATTGAAACAATATAATAAACGTAATATATATGATCCAGACACTAGTGGCAATGGTGATTGGGGATTTGCGGGTGGACAGTCTTCTTCTTCCGCGACTCCCGGAACAAAGATACCGTTCTTTAAGAATATAACAGTATTCGGTTTCAATCAACATAACTTTACTGCATATACTTTGATTAATCCTATAATTAATAGTTTCTCGCATGATAGTTACAACTATAGTGAGGGAAATGGTACTATGTCAAATAGGATGACGATAGATTATGAAACTGTTGTTTATAATTATGGTAAAATGGATGGTAAATCTCCCGAAAACATCGTTACTGGTTTCGGAGATCAGGCTACATATGACACGACTCCTAGCCCTATCATGCAACCCGGAGGAAATCAGTATGCACTCGGTCAAGGTGGATTGACCCCTGCTAATGGTGGATCAATTAGTTCACCTACTAAGGGAAACCCTGATGCCGCAGCCTACGCACAAAATGCAACAAATGCTAACCCGTACACTGCGTCCGGAGGTACAAACAACGTGAACAGTACTGCTGGTGCACAAATGACTGCGCTGCTTCGCCAATCTCAACAGCAGCAAACTTCAGGACGAAACAACCCATTCTATTTTGCTACGGCAGCCGCAAGCCCTGGACCAGCAGGTACAGCTAATGCACCTACGATAGATGTAATATCTGTTCCGCCGCCAATAACACAGGATGTAGTCGTATCGGGTCCTCCGCCGGGCGACATCGCACTTCTCCCCAACAGTTCTCCTACAATTGATTATTCTGCTTCTACTCCGGCAGGACAACCTACAGTACCTGTTCCCGATCCTGGATCGACAACTCTTCCTCCTACTGATTTGATTACTCCCTTCTCAGGTAATCAATATGCTGCGGATGATTTAACAAGCCCGCCCGATTTTAATGTCGGTTCAGAAAGTATATAAATACTAACATGTCAACCGTCGTTCAAGTCAGTACTGTAAGTACAAATGTAGAAAACAACTCGGACACCACCATAACTATTTTTGATAGTTTCTATAATACTAACCTATATGTCAATGGTGCTGAATACGATGCAGTAAATTCGTATTTCTACAGTGTTACTGGTAGCAATATCATTGCTGCTAACTATGCAGCGATCCTATTTAGAATCGCACAAGAAGGCAACTACAGTGTTTTGCAACTGCTAGAGTTAATCAAAGGCAATTCTGCTGATTTATTGCAACTCAACGCTATCATGTGCTATTATCTTAATACATTCAAGTCCAAAGCCTCATTATATGGTGTTAGCAATATTCCAAATCCCAATCAGGCTGTGCAGAGGAATGTCATCCTGTAGGAGTATAATTTACTAAGGAAATTTTACTAAATGGCACGGTGATAATTGTAAGTTGAAACTAAATAGCATATAAAATAAAAAGTAGAGTAATTATGGCTAAGTGGGCACAAGGTTTTTACACTCCAAAAAATCCTCAAAAGTACATAGGTAAACACCAGCCACGGTATCGCAGTTCTTGGGAATTGGCAATGATGGTGTTTCTTGACAATAACGATAACATATTACATTGGGCAAGCGAATCAATGAAGATTCCTTATCGGCATCCCTTCACAGGTAAACCAACAAATTATATTCCAGACTTCTTTGTAGTATACAAGAACAAACACGGTAAAACCTTAGCAGAAATAGTAGAAATTAAACCAAAGAAACAAAGTCTGATTGAGAGCAAAGTTGCATCAGCAAAAGATAGGATGGTAGTAGCAATAAATCACGCCAAATGGGCGGCCTGCAATGCTTACTGCAAGAGCCAAGGATTTACCTTTCGCGTAATCACGGAAGACCAGCTCTTTCGCAATGGAAAAGCTAAATAAAGATGTAGTTCGCGGAATGGGGATTCCCAACTACTCTAACGCTTTCAAGGAGCAATCAGCAAATGTATTTAGACAACAAATATACCAAATGGTATAATAAAATAATAGAAAACGCAAGAGCTAGGCAAATAGTGCCATCTGGAGCCGAGAAGCATCATATTATCCCTGAATCTTTCTTTATTAATAGGACTCGCAAAGGCCCCGCCGGCTGGCTAGATGGTGATCCTGAGGTTCCGGAAAACAAAGTTCATCTTACCGGCCGAGAACATACCATCTGTCATCTTCTATTAGTCAAAATGACCACTGGAATCGCCCACAAAAAGATGGTTCACGGTCTGTGGATAATGACTAGAGCGAAAACAAACAGAAAGAAACTCACTGCCAGGCAATATGAGTTTGCCCGAAATGAGTTTCGCAAGATAATCAAAGTAAAAAATTCATATACTCGCAGGCCGTGGACTGAGGAGGAAAAACTTGCTCACTCTATCCGAACAAAAGGAATACCAAAAACCGAAAAAACTAAAGAGAATATGAAAGAAGCCTGGAAGCACCGGGACCGCACTGTTAAGGAATCTACTTGTGCCATACTCAAGGAAACTAGTACTGCGTATTGGTCAAATGAGGGCGTCCGGCAGGCTCAAAGTGCAAAGAGAAAAGCACACCTTGCTCAAAATCCGGAATCCGTGGCATCAATGGTTTCTAACTTGAAAAAACGAGCAATCTGTAAGCACTGTGGTACTGAAACTAATATAGGTAATCATAATAGGTGGCACGGTGATAATTGTAGAATAAATACAGTATGAAAAAATTAGAAGAACTCTTTGAACTAGCCTCATCCGATGAGAATAATTACCTAACTGAACCTCTGCCTGAACAAACACAAGAAGTTACAGAAACAGCTTTAAGCAATCTTGAAAAAATCGAGAATGCGTTACCTCAGGTTCGCGGTTTAGAAAAGGCGGATGAAGAGCTAGACGAGTTAGCACAACTAGCTACAGACAGCTTCAAAGATTTACAAGATTTGGGTATGCAGGTTGAAGCTAGATTTTCAAGCGAAATATTTTCGGCAGCCGGTACTATGCTTGGTCATGCGATTACTGCTAAGACAGCTAAGCTAAACGCCAAATTAAAGCGAATTGATATGCAGTTAAAAAAAGCACAACTCGATATGAAACTTGCTTCTAAAAGCGAAGAGATAGAGGCAATACAGATTGGCGAAGGCCAATCATTGGATCGCAATGAGTTACTTAAGATATTGATGAATAAAAATAATACAGATCAATGATAAATAAAGATGTAGTTCGCGAGACGGTAATCTCCAACTACTCTAATGCTATTAAGGAGCTATCAGCATGACTATTTATCTGTATAAGAAAACCCACAACAAAACCGGATTAATGTACCTGGGGAAAACCATTAGAATGGATCCGCATGTGTATCAAGGATCCGGCGAGTATTGGGTACCCCATATTAAGAAACACGGATATGACGTAACTACTGAAATTCTTAGGGAATGCGAGACTACAGAAGAACTTAAAGAATGGGGTCTGTATTATAGTAACTTATGGAATATCGTAGATGAACGGGACGAGAACGGCAATAAAATTTGGGCTAATCTAAAACCTGAAGAGGGTGACGGTGGCGCCACAGTGTGGGGCGACAACCACCCTATGAAGAATCCGGAATATAGAGAAAAACTATCCGGCGAAAACCACTATTCAAAAAAACCTGGATATGAATGGAAACTCAAAGGAACTGCACATCCGATGAAAGATCCCAAAATTACTGCCAAAGTGTCAGGAGAATTACATCATAGTTATGATCCCCTACTCTATACCTTCCATCACTCATCCGGTATAATAGAACATTGCACTACACATCAGTTGCGAGAAAAATATAATATAGGAGTTGCGTTGCGTCAAGTAATACTTGGTAAAGCCAGATCCTATAAAGGTTGGAGAATCACTTCGGAGTTAAAACAGCATGCCTGTAAAAACAAACCAAAGAGTACTGCACATAAGATTGCACTCGGTGAAGCTAAAATGGGAACAACATTATCCGAATGCACTAAAAGAAAACAAAGCGACAGTAAAAAAGGAAAACCCAAACCGATCATCACCTGTCCGCAATGCGGTAAAGTCGGGGGCGAACCCCAGATGAAAAGATATCATTATGAGAATTGCAAAATACTTAACTAAAAAGATAAATAGTTCATAAGATATTAGAGGTCATTCTGAATGAGAAGTCTAAAGAAATATATAATGGAATCTGTGCATGTTTATCGTTACACCATCAAGATCGCCGGTGAGGTTGATAAGAATTTCCTAGAACTCTTCGCCCATAACTTGAAGAAGTTTGATCCAGTGAAGATTTCTGCGCCGGTCTCTACACCTATTCAAAAGGACCCATACGGGTTTCCTAATCTGACCAATCAACCTGTTCACATCATCAAGGCAGAGTTTCGTTACCCAACAACTGAACCAATGATTCAGCAACTAGCTCAACTATTAGGTCACCAAATTGATTTTGTTAGAGTAGTGAGTACTGACTTCAATGACAGCATCAATGGTGAGCTAGATGGTTATGCGAATCAGATGAAGAATAGTCCAGTATTAACTCATGAAGAGATGGAAGAGGAAGCCGGTGCTAAAGCAGCATCAAAAGCATATGGCAACTCTTATCTTGACAGTATCAAGGATCAAGCAAAAGATTCAAAGATGAATATTCCTTATGAAGGTAAGAAGACTCCTCCTGCATTTGATCCATTCAAGCCTTACCTAGACGATAAACAGATGGGCGAGGATAGTCCTATGACAAAAAT